AACCCCAGGACGAGTAGGTACGGCTGATAACGATATCAACGCTGTGCGAAATATGGGTATGGTCCCTGAAGGATACACGGTAAACCATTATCTAACGGATACCGATGCATTCTTCTTGAAGACTGATGTGCCTAACGGACTGAAGCATTTCGTAAGAACTCCTGTGTCTACTAACATGGAAGGTGACTTCGAAACTGGTAATGTTCGATATAAAGCCAGAGAACGTTATAGTTTTGGCTTTAGTGATTGGAGAGCAATTTTTGGTTCTCCTGGTGCATAATAAGCACTGATAGAGGGGGGTTATCCCCCCTCTAACTTTCTGGGAGTAATTTAGCCCTAGCGACTGGCCCAGCAGACGCTTACGAAGACTCTAGGGCGAAACCTTTCGTAAGGAGGAAACGATGGCACAGACGACTTTCGCTGGCCCAATTAGATCACTTGCTGGTCTAATAAACGCAGGATTCAATGGTGCGGTAAGTTTAACTGCTGACACCTCAATAACGGTGGCTGCTCATGCAGGCAGACCGTTACTTTGTAATGATGCAGACGGTAAGTTTACGCTTCCTAGCATTGTAACAACAGAACCCACAGATAAGGGTGATCCAAATCAACTAGCAAATCTTGGTGCAAGTTTTACTTTCATAGTTGAAACAGCTGCTACTGATATGGACATCTTGACTGACGGCACAGATAAATTTGTTGGTGGAGTTTACATAGGTGTAAATGACGCAACTGGTAAAACCTTTATCTCAGGTGCTTCTAACGATGTAATTACTCTAAACGGTAGCACTAAAGGTGGTATCGCAGGAAGTATTATTAGAGTTACAGCAATAGCTAGTGCGAAATACGCAGTAGAGGGAATAGCTCTTGGTTCAGGTACTCTGGTTACTCCATTCGCTGACTCTTAATACGGGAGTAAATTAACATGGCAGATGCAGTAACAACAACAACCATCTCTGATGGTACTCATAAAGCAGTTATACAACTGACTAATCTTAGTGATGGCACTGGTGAAAGTGCTGTCACTAAAATAGATGTCAGTAGTTTGACAGCTAGAGAGGATGGGACTGCCTGTAGTAGTGTACTCATAGAAAAAGTAAGTCACTCAATTATTGGTTTTACTCAGGTACAGCTTTTATTTGATGCGACTACTGACACTATTGCTCTTGGGTTAGCTCAAGACAGTAATGGTCATATGGACTTTAGTGAGTTCGGAGGACTTAAAAATACAGCTGGTAGTGGTAAAACTGGGGATATAAACCTAACTACTATTGGTGCGTCCTCAAACGATAGTTATGTTATCGTTTTAGAACTTATTAAGAAGTATGGTTAATGGCTACTTCAGGCACTAGAACGTTCGCTCTTGATGTAGATGAAGCGATTTTAGAAGCGTTTGAATTAGCCGGTCTTGAATACAGGACAGGCTACGATGCACGAGCCGCGAGAAGATCAATGAACGTTATGTTCGCAGATTGGTCTAATCGCGGAGTGCAGATGTGGGAAGTTGAACAAGTCTCCCTTGACTTAGTTGAGGGGACTACTTCTTACACATTAAACGCTTTTGATATCGATATCTTAGACGCAGTCATAAGAAGAACAGTAGGATCTACTCAAACTGATTTTGAAATAGATCGTATTGATAGAAACGAATATTTAAATATTCCAACTAAAAATACGAAAGCTAGACCAACTCAATTTTACTTTGAAAAGACAACGACTCCTAAACTGTATCTTTGGCCAGCCCCAGAAAACTCTACTGATAAGTTTATTTCTTATCGTTGGAAAAGAATCCAGGATGCTACCGCAGCCATAGAAGATATAGACATTCCTAGTAGGTTTATGCCATGTCTTACTTCTGGATTAGCTTTTTATTTAGCAATGAAAAGAAACCCAGATAAAGTACAAATCCTACAGCCTATGTATGAACAAAATTTGTTAAATGCTCTTAGATACGATGAGGATCGTACATCTGTTCATATTGTTCCTAGAAGGACATATATGTAGTGGCTTACGCACTCGGTAAATATTCTTACGGTGTATGCGATAGGTGCGGGTTTAGAGTTCGTTATCTTCAGATGCGTATGGAGTGGACTGGTTTTAAAGTCTGTCCAGAGTGTTACGAACCTAAACATCCTCAGCTTGAACCACCTCATCATCCCACAGATCCAGAGGCATTACGTCAACCAAGACCTGAAGTTGACTTACCTCGTTCTCAATTAGGATTAGTGACTACTTCTAATGCAACTAATACTACTGATAGTGGTGTTAATGTTGGTGGAATGATTTCTACTCTAGTAGATCCGATTGGCTCTTCATTTCCAGGACAAGTTGGCACAGGTAGCATAGGAACGGTTACAGTGGTGATATCATGAGTTTTACATTTGCTACTTTAAAAACTGCAATACAAGATTATACAGAAACAAGTGAGACTACGTTTAATAATAATCTCTCAGTGTTTATCAAAGAAGCTGAAGAAAGAATACTAAAAAATGTAGAACTTCCTGTGTTCAGAAAAAATGTAAGTGGTAGTGCTACTTCTGGTAACACTTATTTATCTACCCCAAGTGATTTTTTAGCACCTTATAGTTTGGCAGTTATAAGCAGTAGCGTATATTCTTATTTGTTATTTAAACACACCAGTTTTATAAGAGATTACACGCCTAACGCCTCAACAACAGGCACTCCAAAATATTACGCATTATTTGATGATAATACGTTTATCCTGGGTCCAACACCTGATGCTAATTATTCGTTTGAATTACATTATAAATTTAGACCAGCATCTCTAACTGAAGGATCAGATAGCGGTACTACATGGTTATCGACTAATGCACCCGATGCATTGTTGTATGGGTCACTGGTTGAAGCAGCTACGTTTTTAAAAGCTGTAGAGGAAGTTCCTGGGTATGAACAAAGATTTTCTTTTGCTGTAGAAGGCCTCAAGAAATTAGGCCAAGGTTACGGTGCACGAGATGAATATCAGTATGATGTTGCAAGAGGTGCTTAATGAATATAAGTAACCCTCAATTTGAAATAGGAACTGTTTCAGTAGCTACAACAGACCATGGAGGGCATAGTCCTGATTATTGGGCAGAACGAGTTACTAATCGCATCGTTTCAGTAGGTGGAAACTGCCATCCTGTGATAGCTGAACAAGCTGAAGCGTTTAAAGAAATGGTGCAAACTTTAGTTTGCCTATACATGAAGGAGGCAATAAAGAGTGATCGAACTACTTTAATTGCTGAATTAGAAAAACAAGGCCAACCAGAAATGGCTAATATTTTAAGGAGACTATAATGGCTATATCAACAGCTATGTGTACGTCCTTCAAGCAAGAAATCCTTGTTGGCACACACAATTTCACTGCCTCATCAGGCGATACGTTTAAACTCGCACTGTATACGAGTAGTGCAACTTTAGGGGCAAGTACAACTGCGTACTCAGCAACTAATGAAGTTAGTGGCACAGGATATTCAGCAACTGGTTCAAACCTTACTTCGGTGACACCAACCACATCAGGAACTACAGCATTATGCGATTTTAATGATCTTGTTTTTTCAACTGCAACCATCACAGCAAATGGAGCATTAATTTATAACTCTGATCAATCTAACAAAGCAGTTTGTGCTTTAGCTTTTGGTGGTGATAAAACTAGCACCGCTGGAGATTTTACAGTTCAGTTCCCAACAGCAGATGCATCTAACGCGATTATCCGCATAGCTTAGAGATAGTATGTGGCGAATGTTACTGGATGGGGTAGAGGCACTTGGGGCCAAGGCGCGTGGGGTCAACCTATCCCAGTTGAGGTCACGGGTGTCAGTGGCACCAGTGCGATCGGCACAGTATCAGTCTCCGCAGCAGCAAACATATCTGTCACAGGTGTGGCAGGAACGTCTGCAGTTGGAACAGTCACTGCAACCGGATCTGCGGTTACGTCGGTCACCGGAGTGGCTGGAACGGGGGCGGTTGGCAGTGTATCAGTTACGGGTACGGCTAATGTGTCACCTACAGGTGTATCGGGCACGGG